GCTCCTCGGCGGGGGTGGGGATTTCTCCCGTGGTTTCGTCGGATCGGGCGGTTTGCTCCTCGGCGGGGAAGGGGATTTCTCCCGAGGTTTCAGCGGATCGGGCGGTTTGCTCCTCGGTGGTGAAGGGGATTTCTCCAGCGGGTTTGATATGACTTGTCCTATCGGGATGATCTGTTTTTACGGCAATACTTCAGCGCCTACGGGCTGGCTGTTGTGCGATGGCGCCGCGGTTTCGAGGACCACTTACGCCGATCTTTTCGCGATTTGCGGTACAACATTCGGACCAGGCGACGGGTCAACAACATTCAATTTGCCCGATAGACGCGGAAGGGTAGCCGTAGGTATCGGATCAGACAATAATACTGGTGGAAGGATAACAGCAGCTACATCTTCAAATATTACCATTGGTGGAACATTTGGTTCTGAAACCCACACTCTAACTACGCCTCAAATCCCATCTCATACTCATGATATTTCTCAATATATAACATCAATCTATGATGCTACGGGGGGTTCTCCCGCTATTAACCAAAATAGCACTTTTACTCAAGTAAGCCCTACTCAACCTACTGGTGGAGGACTTCCTCATAACAACGTCCAACCTTCAATGTTCACTAGATATTACATAAGGGCGTTGTAATGATTAAATTCACAGAAATATCTAAAGAAGAAATTTATAACACACATAATGAATATTATCACGATAATGCTCGTTATTTTAAAATCAACAAGCCGAATAAGCCTTTATGTATTTATGGGATAGTTGAACATAGCAAAGATATTGTTGAGGCTTTTTGGGTACATACTTCATTCAATAGAGATGTTGTCAGCAAAACATTCTTTAACAAATTGTTTTCACATGTTTTTTCTCTTGGATACAAAGTGATTTTTACTTGGAGTAGATGCCCTAAATTAATAAATATTTTTGGGAAATATGAAAATTTTGGAATTGTAAAAGTTCCTTGTCCTGCTTGGGATAAGGACGAAACAAAAACTTGGTTTATGAAGAGGATATAAAATATGTGTTGGGGAGATGACGCGCCGGATATGCAAATGATACCTAATCCACCTCCTGAAAAGGAGATTATGGATTATATAAACTATGTCACAGGAACGCAAACGGTTACTGTAACGGGAGCTGATGGTAAGAGGCAACGTCTGACTACAAAATTGCCGGCAACACCCGAGGAAAAAAGAGCCATTGACGCCGGGCAAGATTTACTTATCAGCTCTCTTGAGGATTTGCAGAAGCTTTATAAATATAACCCGCGATCTGTTGTTAGCTTTGCGCCATTAGTTCAGGCAGCTAGTAATTTAAATCAAGAAACATTGCAAGATTTAGGCCAGTTTGCAAATCTGGGTGATATTGAGCAGAAGAAGCAACAGTTTAGAGAAATGAACCGAACGCTAGTTGACGAACAATTCGCTAGAGAGAGGATGTCTAATGAAGAGCGTCTAGCCCATTCCGGGAGAGGTTCGGGAACTTATGCAGCCGAATCAAGAGCAGCAATGGCTAGGTCTCAAGGATTAGCTCGCGCTGAAGGAGATGCCCGTGCAGTTATGGGGGCTGAAGAGTATGCAGCAAAACGTCTAGGCACGGATGCTCAAGCATTTGGATTAAGGCAAGGTGGAAGAGAAAACACTTTGGGTGTTGTCAAAGCTGAATACGGTTTGAATAAAGCTGACGAGCAAGATCAAAACCAACGTCGACTACAAGCTATTCAAGAGAGGGGAAACCAATTTAAGGTTGGTTCTGATGTTCTTAGATATAACGACTGGAAGAGCTTGAATTTGCGCATTACCAATTCGAATATCTATGTCATTCAAACGGTCAATCGTATACCCAAAGTTTTGATCATAAATCTTATCGGGAACTGGTCTTTTGAGATTCCGAGTATATATCTTGAACTGGTTGTCATTTGGTCGAGACTCTGGAACATAATCAGTACCTGGTCTATGATAATTTGCTGGCATCTAAGGCTATCTTTCTACAATACCGAATAGTCGGATTTTGTTTAATACAAATGGTCCATTCTTAATTTGACCTGCAATTGTAACTAAAAAGTTATTGCTGACGAATTGAAGTCTTCCTTTTTTAGTATGAGATGGGATATCCAGCCTCACGCCTAGCGCAGTATCATTTGGGTAATCTAATGATCCTGATGTACTACCATCGACCAAAGTAATAGTGCCCAATAAGTCACCTCGCATAGGAAGTTTGTATACATCTTGCAAAACAAAAGTATTCCTCAAGTTTCCTGATATATATATGTTGATATTGTTTTCAGGATTAACAATAATACTTGAAGAATAATTACAATCAACTTCGTATCTTTTATTTGCATAACGTCTTTTTATGTTATTTACATATTTTGTTTCAGAGAAATTAATATATCTAGTTTCATCTCTGTCACCATACATAACAGTTGAATTGCTAAAGCTATCGGCATAAAAATATATTTTGTTACCAATATACAAATACAAGGAATCCTCTTGGAAAGAGAGGAAGCAAGTGGAAGATGTAAAATCACCAGAAAATAAACCCCACCAGAAAAAGGAAGTGTGGAATCTTGAAACAATTATGTCATTTGATCCAATCTTGAAACCACAGAATGCCCCACCGCTGTACTTAAAAGAACAGCAAGATCGGTATTGATAGTTATTATCAATTGTCGACATAAATTCAGTAGCCATTTTATCCATATTTGGCGTATTGGAAGCGGCAAATTGTTTGGCAATATTCAATGTGCTAAAAGAAGCAAAACCGTTTTGAGATAAGAATTGAGCATCATTGGCCAACTCGACAATCAAATCGCCATGATAAATTCCAATAGGAAGCGTTACAGACCATGAAAAGTAATCTGCTGAACCTTGAGTGAGAGGGTCGATACCCTTCCAAACTTGAGAGTTCTGTCTACCCATAAAAACAAGGTTTCCCGAAAGCTGCACAATAGCCTCAAGATTATCAGCAACTCCATGCTTAGCGGAAATATCTTCACTTGGAACGGATTTTGTTTGTTCATTGAAGAATTTAAAATCAGCCTGATCGCTAAAAGGAGTATACGGATAATAAAATCTCATAGAGAGATCTGGATTTCTGTATTCTAAGCCAACCGCGCCTTCACCAAGACACCAAACTCTATCATGAGCACTTTTCATGTAACTGAATCTAGGAGGCTTATCAAAATAGAACACAGATACGGAGTCTTGTGCGGTAAATGCTGGCAAATCGTCAGATACGGTAATTGTAACAATTAAAGTGTCATCATCAAAAGCAACAGCCGTAACGATTGAGGTTAAAACGTCATCGGTACCGTCTTGACGAAAAATCTCGAGACGAATAGATTTACCACCCTGATATTTTGTAATATCAAAAGAAGGGTCTGTTACAAAAGAAAAGTTCCGAGCATTGATTCTAACAAAAGTACCTGCTCTTTCTTTTACAGCTTCTTCATATACTTTTAATTCTAAACCATTCCATGTCATCACATGGTCAACACCATTATAAATCCACAATAATTTTGCGAAATATTCTGATCTTGGAACGCAAGCGACTGACAAACCTGTAATCGTTTGGCCAGCACCACCCAAAATAGTCTTTGTTTTCATATCCAGAACTTTTGTATACCCGTAGGAATTATAAAGAACTGATACATCAGGAGTTAGAGATTGGTAACTTAAAAGTCGCGTGTCTGCATCTGTAAAAACTGGGACAGTAGGCGTGGTTAAAGTAAAAGTTATTTGACCTTCAACCGTGTCATCAATGCCGTTTGCAGCAATGGTGAGGCTAGTAACGATATCGTTAATGGATAGCTTTAAAATTTGTCCATCAAAATAATATACTTCTGCAATGAAGTCATTAGGAACGGTAATGCTAAAAGTAGAATTTCCAATACGTTGTGGATTTGGAGAATTAGCTACCAGGTAGAAATCAATCAAATCATCAGGAAAGCTATTGTCTTCAAGCTCAATGTAAATTGAATTTACATGCCCTGCAACTGGAACAATATT